GTCGCCAAGCCGCTCTGGGTGTGACGCCGCGCCGAAACGCCGGCCTGCACCTGGGCCGTGACGCTCATCGGTAGCCCCCCCAGCCACTGGCCGCCATCAGCGTCTCGAATGTGTTCGGCACCGGGGTCACCTGCGAGTACGAGGCGAAAACGGGCTGCCGCATTTCGTACCAGTGAGAAACGAGGAGCAGGGCGGCCTGCTTGAGGATGCTCGGCACGCTCGCGCCCGTGGCCCCGTAGCCGGCCGACCACTGCACCGTGACGCTGTTCTCGTCGCCTCGAACCGCCGGCCAGACGCCGTTGTAGAGCGGGTAGATGCGGCCGGGCGTCACGTAGTGGTCGACCTGAAAGGCGCTGGCGGCACTCGTGATCACGTTGGAGTTGCCGGCCTCGTCGCGGTAGGTGACCGTCACCGTTCCAGACTGCATCGGCGGCCGGGGCAGGATGATCTCCCACAGCGGGAACGTGTCGTACCTGGCCTGCCAGACCTGCGTGATCATCGAGATGTCGAGGATGTCCTCGCAATACTGGCGGGCCGCCGTGATGTAGGTCTGGATGAGGGCGTCGGAGGCGTCGTCGTCGACGCGGCACTGAGCCTTCGCCTCCGAGAGCGACACCGGCTCGAGCGCCGGCGGCGTCAACTGGTAGAGACTGCGGTAGGGCGTGATGCCGAGTGCCGGGAGCCTCGGCTCGCCGTAGACGATCGTGACGCTCATCTTCGCTTCCTGCGGGTGTGCTGAATCGCCTGCTCGACCTGCGGCTCGTCGTCGGCCTCTTCGACCTGCGGCGGCTCCGGCTTCTTCGTCTCGTCAACCGGCTCGATGAGCCCGCGGGCGGCCAGAACCCTCGCCATGCCGTCGGACCAGTCGAACTCCTGGCCCGCCTTGTAGATGCCGAAGTTCTTGACGACGCGAATCCTCATGCCACAAACCCCCACGCCTCTTTGGGCGCCTGCTGGCCGCTGTTCCAATACTCGGTGGTGTGCTGCTGCACCTTGCCACCCTCCACCTGCCGGCTGGGCCAGGTGATCATCAGTTCGGCGTGGCCGACGCTGACGTGGGTTGCCACGCCCAGCGTGTTCCCCGCGGCCTCCCAGGCGCGCCAGAATGCGATGTCCTCATCGACGTGGCCTCCCGTGAATTCGCCGGCCTCGTTGGCCTTGGCAAGGAACCACGGCTTCGGAGTTCGCTTCAGGGCGTCGCAGCGCAGAAACGTGCAGCCGAAGTGGGCGGTCGCCACCTTCTGCACCGGCTTCTTGAACCAGTCGTCTCCGACGTTCGTCTGCTCCTCCGGCGTCGAGCCTGGCAAGGCGAACATGACCGCGTTGGCCTCCCGCTTCGTTTGGAGCGGAGCGATCGCGTCCATGCCGGAGTGCATGAGCAGCGCGAGGAGCGCCTCGATCGTCTTGGCAGAGAAGATCGTGTCGTAGTCGAACGTGAGGATCACGTCGTGCGTTTCCACGACGGTCTCCATCGAACGCTGGAGGCACTGCCCCCAGAACGCGCCGGTGTACTTGATGGGAGAGATGCGATGAGGCGCCAGCGCCTGCGAAACGCAGAAGAAGTTATCGGTGAAGCCGAGGCGAGGCGTGCTCATCAGAGCAGCGACCTTCACCTCGGCTTCCACGTTACCGATACGAAGCAGCATGGAGAATGCTCCTAGTGAGGAGCGGGCGCGCCTCCATGCGCCTTTGCCGGCCGGTCAGTGGCCGTCCCGCTTGTACGGGAATCAGCCCTTGACCCAGCCGATGACGCCGACGTCGGTCGCCGAGGCCGGATACACCTCCGCACGGGAGGCGTGGGCCACGAGGCTCACGACAGCGGTGGCACCTGGGGTCATCGAGACCTTCAGGTATCGCTTCTTGGCCTTGCAGTCGATGTCCATCTTCACCGCGGCGGCCGAGTTGGTGTCGGACACGGCGGGGATCGTGAACCCTCCGGCGCCACCGCCCACGAAGGCGGTGACATCGGTGTAGTCGGAGTTGTTGTCCGACTCCTCGACCTTGAGGACCGTCGCGAAGACCGTCGAGGCGTTCGACGCCCGCATCGCCACGACGCTGACGTGGTCGTAGCCGAGGCGGTCAACGGTCAGGGTCTGCGTCGCGGTGGCACCGACCACGCCGGTGGGGAGCGAGACGACGACCTTGCTGTTTTCTGCGTGGATCACTGTGAGATACTCCTGGTTATCACGAGGCCGCGGTCTTGAGGGCCACCACAGGGCCGACCTCGCTGGTCGATCCGAGGCTGTGGTGGTTCACGTCGAATCGCATCGTCCCTTGCAGGAGAAGCTGATCCGTCGTGGCGTACACCTGATCGTAGAGACGCACCGAGAAGTCCCGACGGCGGGCGTAGATGCTCGACAGGCCCATGTTGCCGAAGAGCACCTTCACCTTGCTGACGTCGGAGCCGAGCGTGCTGTTCATCACATGCACGAGCGTCACCCCGTAGCCCAGGAAGGTGTCGACCGTGCCGGCCTGCACGTTCTCGACGGTGTTGCCACCGGCGGCGTACTTCAGGCGGGCGATCGACGCGGCGTAGCCGGCGGGACTCACGTACCAACGGGCACCAGCCCTCGCGTAGATGGGCAATTTGCCCATCGCGCCGAGGAAGTCCTCGAGGTCGAGCGTCTCGAAGGAGACGTTGCCGGAGGCGGCCGTCGCGACCGACGCGGTGTAGTTACCGTCGTTGATCTTGTTGACGATGCCGTTGATCCCGCCGTAGGTGCCCTGCGTGCCGTCACCGAGCCACCCACACAAATCGATTTTATAGGCCAGGCTCTGTGCGAACTCCGTTGCCACGGCGTCCGCGAGCCCCACCACGCCCTGCGAATCCTCGACCAGTTCGGTCGACATCCGGCAGCCGACGGCGAGCTTCTTCGCCACCAGCGACACGTTGCCGTAGGTCGGCTCGCTCTCGGTCACCGCCGAGCCTTCGCCGACGAAGTAGGCCGTCGTGCCGGTGAGCCGCTTCGGGATCACGAGCGTGTCGCGGGTCATCGACACGTTCTCGCAGGCCGGCGGGAGCGTGCCGTAGGACTCGACCAGGCGGATCACGCGATTGGCGAACTCGTCGGGGACGAGGGCTCCGCCGGAGGCGTTGGTGCTCTCGCCCATCGCACGGGCCTCGACGCCGTGATCCTGGCACCACCGGAGGTCTTCGGCGTTCTTGAAGATGTGAGCCCGGAGCCACCGGCCGCAGCGGTAGGCCGCCTCGACGGCGTCCGGCGTGTCGTTGAACGCGCGGAGTTGGGTGTGATGCGGGAGGATGGCCCGAATCTCGACCTTCTTCTTCTCCTCCTCGGCCCGCTTCTCCTCGACGGGCGACGGCACCGGAGCCGGGGCGGCCTTCTCGATGACCGAGCGGAGTTCCTTCTCCTTCTCGGCGAGCCGCTCCTCGAAGCCGATCTGGGCGGTCAGTTCGTCCGCCTGCGTCCCGAGGGCGAGGAACTCCTTGTTCTCATCGGCCGAGCGATCCTCGATCCGACCGAGTTCCGACATCCGAGCCGCAACGGCGGCAGCACGGTCCTGAAGACGCTTGAGGTTCGACGCCATGATCGGCCTGCTCCTTGTTGAGCCGGCCGTGCGCGAAGTAGCGGCGGCCGGCGGGTGTTTCCCGCTAGCGCGCCGCGAGGACGAGAAGCCCTGCTCGCACTGCTCACCGCGAAATCCATCGCGATGCTTGTATCTACCTGTAGATTAGCATCCGGCGCTAATGTCGTGCAACTTGGTCCGCAGCAGTGCAGCCTGAAGTTCCGCCAACTTCTGCGAAGCCTCGGCCACCGCGGAGTTCAGCGACTCCGTTTCCGCCGAGACAACAGGCTGCTCGAGGACAATCTCGGGCTGTGTTTCCTGCGTCTCTTGGTGGACAACGGCGTCGACCTGTTCGACGGCTTCAGCCGACTCGACCTGCTCGACGGCAGGCTCCGAACGCTCCGCTTCACGATCCATCTGCGCGACCTTTCGTGCTGACCAGGCTTGCGCCGGCGAGCCGCCCCAAAGTTCCCAGGCGACAAACCCAGGCTTCTCGGCACCCGGCGTATCCCAGCCAGGGGACTTGCTCGCCGATTCGTGGCGGGCGAACCACGCATTCATCTCGCGGACGTGCTCCGGGGTCAATTCCTCACGGCGGGCGATCTTGTTGGCCCTCGCCACCGTCTCCGGCTTCAACCCGTCGCCGCTCTTGCCCTCCTCGTGCAGGCGGAGGCCGCGCCGGGCCGCGGCAGCCATGGCTGCGGTAGGCCGCAGATCGACTGCACGCTCCTCGGCGTCGGCTTCTACGCTTCGCTCCTTCGACGACCTCGGGTGGTCGGCCGGAAGGAGATCGTTGTCGGTGGTGTACTTTGAGTCCTGCGGGCGGCCGTTTCGCAGGAGGTACAGATAGGCGTTGACCCTCGCCATCGCCCA